AAAAATTTAGCACCCCTTATCAAAATGTATGCAACACAAAAATTAAAAACACCAAATATTACTATAGCACAATTTACTTCAGAAATAAGTAAGTATTTTGAAGTTTGTAATGATATTAGAGACAATAGTTTAAATACCATACTGTCAAGGATACAAGGAGAATTACCAAATTATAGTGAAACACCCGAAAAAACAGTTGATTCTAAATTACAAGGAGACCAAACAAAATTTACATTTTATGATTATTACAAAGCTATAAATGATAAATGGATTGCTGGCGGAGATTTTAAAACCAAAACTTTTTTTGAGGACTTTTTATTTTTAGATAAAGCTTCAAGAGATATAGGTCAATCATTATACATAGATATTTTTGAATTAAAAAGAATTCTGAATAAAGAAAGTTTTAATCAAGATATGAGTGTTTATACATTTGTTGCAAGTATTTTGATAAATAATAAGTTTGTGATAATGAATTTACCGGCATATGTTAATTTTTATAATGTACAAGATATATCTGGAGTTGATAGGAGAAAACCTGAAGGGTCATTAGAATTTGCAGATAAACTTTGGGGTACCTTTTTAAATTTAGATTATAGGGACTCAAGTCCAAAAATTGTTTGTTTTTTTACAGGTAAACCATCTAATTATTTAGATTTACCCGAAAGTAAAAATTATCTATTTAAAAATGATGGGTTGCTATTAGAAAGACAAGACGGTGTTTTAGGGGATAAATTGAATGGCAAAGATAATTACGCATTTACAAATAAAGTTGTTGGATTTAATGTTGATATCGGAATAAGAAATCAAAATATATTTTCACAGTTTCAAGTGTCACAAGACGAAGGGAAAGGAACAACTGAATCGGTTTCGGTTGTGTACGATATGATTAAAAGGGCTGGAGGTAGAGAAGCGTCAACTCAAAATGTAAGTTTATATAATTACTACACTAATAGAAGTTACACTTGTCAAATTGTTGCATTAGGAAATGCATTAATACAACCAGCCATGTATTTTAACTTAAGACACGTACCTATGTTTAATGGTCCTTATCTTATAACAGATGTTTCTCACGTAATATCTCCTGGTAGTTTTGAAACAACATTTAAAGGTATTAGACAAGGTGTGTATGATTTACCTTCAATAGATGATTACTTACAAACTATAAATCAAAATCTTTTAACTCAAATTGAGGCGATAATTAAAAACCAAAACGAACAAGAGTCAAAAGAAAATACAACTACAAATAATACAGAAAAAAGTTCTGAAGTTTCACAAGACGCAGAAACAAAACCATCTCCCGAAGGTTCTTGTAAGACAACAGAAAAATATTCCAAGAAAAATTATTTACCAACTCCGGTTGAAGAAACTACCTTATCAGTTAAATCTCTTTACGATATAATTAATCTTGAAACAACTAGACAAAAGTCCACAGCACTTGAAAGAGATGCTCTAACATCAATAATATTTACAATTTGTTATATCAAAACATTTAAAAATGGACAATTTCTTGGTTATGATAATAATTTTGCTATAGTACAAACACTAGATACGTATCTTACAACATTAGACCAATCAAATTTTGCGGCAAAAAATTATTCTTGTGTCAGTATAAAAACACCAAAAGATAAAATTTCTGTACCAATTTTAAATTTTAATAGTCCTGAATTGTTTGTTAGTTTTATGGTAAGTAGGTTGAAAGAACCTAATAAGATGAAAAGTATAACAGAACAGATTGGAATTCATCAATTTTATATAACCGAATGGTCTACCCCAACCATATCTGTTGAAAATTTTAATACAAATAGAGATACGGTATATCAAGAGTCGAAAAAAAGAATTTATGAGGCGGTTAGAGAATTACAAAAATTGGGCACAAAAATACCAAACGTAGAACAATTTGTTAATGGTAAAAATTTCCAAACAATTTACCCAACGCCAACACCATCTAAACCCCCATTAGTGGTACCACAAAACGCTTCAATATTAAGAGTTGAAAATATACCACAAGGACAGGTTGTATCAAAAGTGTCACTATCAATATTTCCAAATGTTGGAAAATGGAAAATATCAAAAGTTACTTATAGTGTTACAAGTAGCGCTCGTAGTTGTACGGCAAATTTAAATGGTGGAACAAGAAACACAGATGAGAGTTGGTTTTTAACTCCATTAGAAGATGTAAGTAGTTCTTGTAATGGTTCATCAACAGGAACGTATAATGTTATATATGACATAGTTGTTGAACCTGTTGACGCTAATGGTAATAATGACCCATCAAGACAAACTAAAAATTATAGACATACAGTTACAATTACCATATAAAATGAAATATTCATGAATTCATGATATTTATAAATAAATTTATTTTATGGACTTAAATCAAAAATTAAATAATTATCTTGGTAAACAAGGAAATTATTCCGAACAAAGTTTGGGAAACGGCACAAAAGAAGTTTGTGATTTAGAAACTGGTGATTGTTATGTGGTAAGAGAAAAAGATGGTTTGATTGAAAGAGCTGGTCACCAAGTTACTGTAAATAAAAAAGTTAAAGTTGAAACCTATAAAGGGATAAAACAATTATTAAACGATTAATTAAAATGGCGATAGATAAAAAAATCATAAGCGAAATTGAAAGATATAAAAGTATAAATAGATACTTGAATGAACAAGTACCCCCACCACCTGATGCAGGGGTAGTACCTCCACCACCAGGAGGAGAAGCCGCACCACCACCGGGAGGAGCTCCCCCTCCACCCGCAGGACAAGCTACCCCAACTCCAATTGATGTTGAAACTGACCCTGATGTAGAAAAAATTAATGACGAAGGAAAATCTGAAGAAGGTGGAGAAGATAAAGGCGGAACCGAAGAATTAGAAATAACGGACTTGGTTACTTCACAAGAAAATATTGAGAAAAAACAAGAAGAATATTTTAACAATTTATTTTCACAACTTTCTAATTTAGAACAAAAATTAGGTGAAATGGATGTGATTGCTCGTAGATTAAACAATATTGAAAATAAAATTGAAAAATATCGTGAGAAAACTCCGCAGGAAAAATTAGAATTAAGAAGTTATGACTCATATCCTTTTAATCAAAAACTATCTGATTTTTTCACAGACAAACAAGAGTCGTTGGAAAAAACAGGAAAAAATGAGTATATTTTAACTACTGATGACATAACAGATATAAATGATAGTGAAATCAAAGACACCTTCCAACCAACTGAAGACGATATTTAAATCAATTATAATATTAAATTAAAAAACACGGTCGCAATTAGTGACCGTTTTTTTTATTTGACAAATGGGTAAATCTTTCTTATTATTATACATAAACAATTAAAAAATAAATTTTATGAATGCATTAGACGCCGTATTGGCACAGTATGAAAAAAATCAAAACTCGGGCGGAGGCCAATCAAAAATGTCGCAAGACGAAAGAATGAAAAAGTATTTTGCACTTATTTTGGGTGACAAAGAAAAAACAGGGCAAAGAAGAATTAGAATTCTCCCCACATTGGATGGCTCTTCCCCTTTTAAAGAAGCTTGGTATCACGAAATCCAAGTAGGAGGACAATACCAAAAATTTTATGACCCAGGAAAAAATGATAATGAGCGTTCCCCACTTAACGAAGTTTATGAGGAGCTTATGTCAACTGGTAAAGAATCTGATAAGGAATTGGCAAAACAATATAAATCCCGTAAATTCTACATTGTAAAAGTAATTGACAGGGACCACGAAGAAGACGGACCAAAGTTTTGGAGGTTTAAACACAACTACAAAAATGATGGCATCCTTGATAAGATTATTCCAATTTGGAAAAACAAAGGTGATATCACAGACCCTGAAAAAGGGCGTGATTTGATTATTGAACTTACAAAATCAAAAACACCAAAGGGTAAAGAATATACAACAGTATCTACAATTATGTATGATGACCCAGCACCAGTACATGTTGACTCAAAACAATCTAAAGATTGGATTAACGATGAGTTGAAGTGGACAGATGTTTATTCTAAAAAACCTGTTGAATATTTAGAAGCAATTGCACAAGGAAAAACTCCAAAGTGGGATAGTGAAAAAGGTGGATATGTTTATGGTGATGATGAGGAATCAACTACAACAATTGGTGGTAGTTCTAAATCTTACGTAGACCCACAATCTAACGACGAACCTGATTCAGATTTGCCGTTCTAAATAAACTCTTATATGGGCGAAGAAAATAAATCTT